TATTCTATTTTAACTCAGATCGATCGGGTTTTCAAGGTCTTCGCCTGTTACCTCGATTATCTGTTGTCTAACTGCTTGTCTTCTACTTAGAAGGTAGTGATGAAGGTCAACGTTACCCAATAACCCTTCTTCTTTGGCACTCTCATTCATCTTATTCAACATGTCTTTGTCGATGATGTCATCAGACAGACGAAGCCGAGTAGTGATGATTAGTTGTTTGTCAAGAAGGGCATACAGAGTGTGTAGAAAGTCTATGGTAAACTCTACGTCTATCTCACTTTTGTCATCACATGAGTTTATGATGTTTTGCATGAACTTTAGTCTATCTTGAAGTTCATTGACTTCTTCTGACTCTTTCACAGCAAAAGGGGAGTCGTGAAGGCTCATAGAAACATTTCCTTCATCAGTTTCTTGTATTTATGGGTAGGGATACTAAGGAAAGGTTTGTACTTTTTGATCTTGAAACTCAATGATTCCCAGAGAGGATCTGTGAGTTGAGTGTCCCACTTACTAGTAAATTTTAACACCATGTCCAGGATAATTAAGGTCTCTAGACTAATTTCTTTTCGGACGTAGAGTTTGAGGGCGGGAGGATGTCCTGCCACCGCTTCAAATAGATCGTTAAAGGAACATTCCTTGGCTTCCATATAGTCAACCACTGTACCAAGATCTTGCTTAACAAGGTATTGCATACTCTGGTTTTGTTTCGTCCATGCCAACCAGCAATCCTTTCCAGATCGCTTGATATCTCCGATCCAAACCTTGGTCGGGTTGTCAGCCGAGACGAATGAGGAGAGAAGGTATTCTTTGACCTCCTGGTCCGACAACTTACGAGAGAGAGTCTCGAAGAAGTAGAAGTCGGATCTTTGTAGATACGTTTGTTCTTTCGCCCGTACCTTTCCGTCGTATTGAAAGAAGTCAAAACTCTCCTTGGTGAAGTGTTGTTTCATCGCCAGGTATGTGCGATAGACATCAAACCCTGGCATCACAGGGGCAGTCTCCCACGAGAAGTTTTCTTCAAGTAGTTGAGTTCCGTTGCCTCCCATCTAATCTTTTCTTTGAGTGGTCTACTGACAAGTTTGTTGACAGTTTCCACTTCGATGTTATTGAGTTCACAATACTGAACAATAGCATCAATGTAACTCATTTTGGTTTCAAGGACAAGAGACTCAATGTCTTCTGCAAATTTATCTTTGCTGAGGAACTTTTGATTGAGTACCTCCTCGATCTTTTTAGGATCAGGCATCTCGGTACTGAATAAATTGACTAACATAATTACGAAGAGTTTTCAAATAATCCATAATGTTTCGACGTTCTACAATTTGAACGTCACCATTCTCTGCTACGAGAATGACAACCAGTTTCTTGGGACAAACTCCGGTCTTTTCAGAGAACATAGCCCAGTAAGCAGACAGTTGAACGAAGTAGTCCTCTAGCCATGCTTCTGGTTTAGTCTTTTCTGATGTTTTGAAGTCAACGATAGCCAACTCTCCATCTACTTCACAAATAAGATCGACGGTTCCGGCAAGACAAAGCCTGTCAGAATACATATTAGTTTCTTGCTGGTAGATGTTGCCAAGTTTACTATCGAGAGTAGACTTGGCTGTGTTAAACATCAGCTGAATGAGAGGAACATTGTATTCATCAAGAGACTTGTAGTCTCCGTTCTGAAGGTACTCCTCAAAGACTCGGTGAAGCCGAGTCCCTCTGGTTGTGGAGTGTTTGATTTTACGGTTGGCTGCTTCCTCACCAACCCTGGCGCGCCAGTCAGCAAACTTTTTCCCGCTGACAAAGGATATAACAGAAGTGACCGATGGATAAGACAAAGATCCGGTGATTTGATAGTACCGGACATTGTCTTCCATGAGACGTTTCATCTCACCGAACATCGATCTATAGTCATCACATTGATTGAAGGTCATATGCTGGTGAAGCCTGCTGCGTTCTTTGCTACGAGATAGTTTCGTACCAAACCAGAACGACAGATGTCATCAATCCCCATTTCAATAAGGGAGAAGTCATCAGGCATCATTTCAAGAATTCTCATAAAGTCATGGATGCCATTCTTCTCGTTGGTACGAGTGAGGTCAGACAGCATCGCATCGCCACAGAAGACAATGCGAGTGTTCTCACCTACACGGGTAATTATACTATCAAGTTCGTGAAAATTCAAGTTCTGCATCTCGTCAATGATAATGACAGAGTTGTCTAAAGTCACACCACGAAGGAACGAAGTGGACCAGAACTTGATAGTCTTTTGTGATTTGAGAGACCCATAAAGCATCTCAAACTCATCATCATTAGGCATTTCGAACATGTATTTGACCATGTTCTTGTAAGGGATCTGATAGAGAGAGGACTTGTCTTCGTGGTCACCGGGCAGGAACCCAATCTCACGGGTAGCCACAAGGGACCTGACGATGTAGACAGAGTCATAGGAGGGAGTAGATGTCAGGCAGTCCTGTAACGCCTTGTAGAGGGCACAGAAGGTCTTTCCCGTACCAGCAGCTCCATAGATGAAGAGGTGTTTTCCCTCATCCCATGACTTGAAAATCTTCTCTTGGTTTTCGGTGAGCGGTTGAACTTTGACCATGAGATCAGAGTTGATAGGTTGCCGCTTCTTGGTCTTTGCTCTTGTCTTAATAGCCATCAGTACTTTTGGGTAATACTTGGGTTTCTTTTGCCTGCCTTCTTGACGCCAGACATGACGTCTTTCCAACCAGGGTGTGTCTTGTAGATTTTGTCCCTCCAGTCGCCTACTTCTCCAGAGCCAGGGAGAGTGGAGGGGTCGGACCAGTCACGAGTCCAGTCAGGGTTGTCTTCACGCCACTGATCCCATTCAGTAACACTCATCACAACTTCTTTCTGTTCGCCGGTGCCCTTGTTGATGATAGGGTATGTTGCCATAGTAAAAAGTCTCGTATGGGTATTTATTCTGGTTCGTAAGTGGTAGGGTTGAGACTACAGTACTCACTGAAGGTGATCTTCATCTCCTTGTTACTGAGGTCACAGTGCTTTGCTGCTTTAGGAATGTTCCACTTGGCACTGAAGAGGTTTTCCATTGACTCTCTAGTTTTAGGTCTCATCTGTCCACTCCAAAGCTGAAGCCACATCGGGGAAGACTTGAGTGAAGACCTCTTTGCAGTCAAGAGCGATGTCCCTATGTTCTTTCTGAGTGCCGTTATCTGATCTCAGGCTGATGTAATGGACCCAGTTGCGACAATTGCCTGTCATATAAATGCGGGTAGGAGTAGCAAGAGGAAGAACAAAGCGAGCACACTCTTTGGCAACCCCACTGTCAAGGAGATTATTGTAAAGATACATAGCGTCATCAAAATGCTTAGAAATCTTATCTCCATATGTCGCGATGACACCAGGTGGGAGATCCGCGAGCGAATTCTGACGATTTTTGGTGTCTTGTCTTCTGAGATCTGGCACTGGTAGTTTTTGATCAAGGAGTTTCGTATCCGCATAACGTTGTGAGAACTCTTGGAATGTAAATGAACGGTGACGTAGAACTTGTGCAGCAATGCCTCTTGTAGTATTGATCTCAAGTGTCATAGACACTGTCTCAAAGATGCTCCAGTGAGCGTGCTTGATACAATACTTTAGTAGTCCTCCAGAGGTACGGAAGTTCTCTTGATTGTGTGGGTTAGAGACCCTTGCCACATAAGAGATGACATCTTGAGGTGACTTACCTTCAAGTTCACCTGCTCCTGTTGTTGTCGCGATCAGCTTTACGTTTGTCATTCTGTAGGTCGGGGTGTGGCGCGTAGAGAGGACCCTGGTAGTCCCTCTTGTTTGGCTGGAGAGAATCCTCTCTCTTCTTTTCGTTGTTGGACACGAATCTTCCTCAGTTCTTTTAGTAACACAAGTTGTTTCTCCATGTAGAGGAGTTCCTCCTCACTATAGAGTTTGCGTTTGTCTTCATCTTTGAGTACATTTTGTACTCGTTTAATTGTTTTCTTTCCTAGAGACATAGTTTAATCGGGGTAGTCTTCGTCACTGATGTTCCACTCATCGTATTTTACCACTTCTTCATAGTTAATATCAAGTGTGCCAGTGGTAGGCATGGGAGAGATCATAGTCTCCATGTCATCTAAAAGAGAACGAAGTCCGTTGTAAATTCTTGTGAGCTCTGGTTCATTCATCGGTCGTTAGTTGGAGTTCAGGAAAAGCATCAATGACGTTTTGTTTTGTGATCTTGTAACGGTCAGTCAGGTTCTTGTCCTTTACCAAGTCAAGGACCTCTGCCTCATCAGCGTGAAGTCCTTCAAGAAGTTGAACCCACATCTGTTCTTTCTTAAGTTGTTGGATACGTGGACGGGGCTGTCCAGAACAACCAAAGTAAACAACTCCGTTTACTTTCTTAGCGATGAACTTCTCCAACATACGTTGTTCGGTGAAGAGCATCTGATGATCCAGACCTTTGGGTCGTTCCTGTGGGGTGTAGGGAGACTTACCGGGTGGGAAACAGAACTTGATGTTAGCAGCAAAGTTACAAAGAAGAATCTTTGTAAGTGCTGGAGACTTATACTCAATCAGAATCTCGATCTTCTTTGCCTTGGTCTTGGCATTAGAAACTCTCTGAAGAACTTCAGAGATAAGGGTCTTACTTACTGGAAGCTTTGGTGTTGCGGGTCGTGCCATTTTATGAAAATTCCTCAATGAGGTCTTGAATGTTATTTTGGATGAAGTATTCTAGGTTGATTGTATCGTTCTTCTCATAGTTTGAGTAGTAAGAGATGATACGATCGAAGATGTTACCAGGGATCCAGTTGAAATCAATCAACTCAGCATTCCTTTTCCAGTTACGAAGACGAATAAAATTTGTGAAATCGTTAGGGTCCATGCTCGCCAGAGAAGAAATCTTCTCTTTACTCATCTTCTTCTGGGGTTTACCAGTCACGATAGCATCGTCACAGGTAAGAATGTTGGGAATGCCATCGGAACGGTCACCACGAATGATGTGTTCTTGGAGGTACTGAACTGGGTCAAGGTTGACAATCCAGTTGTTTCTGATGGGGTCATACTGTTTCACAAGAGAATATTTGTGAAGTTGAATAAAGTCTTTATCGGCAGAAAGAATCAGAATAGGTTCCGGAGTTTCTTTCTTATCGTTCTCCATTACAACAGAGGCGATGACGTCATCAGCTTCAGCACCCTGAACTTGAATAACTCGATAAGGAAAGTTGTTCCTTATCTCATCCCTGATTATATTTAGTACGGAAAACACTTCGTCCCAATTGTATTTGGAAGACTCCCGTTCCTGCTTACGATTCTTCTTGTAGAAGGGGAAGACCTGACGTCTCCAGTACTCTTTGTCATCATAGCATAAAACCATTTCTCCGTAGTCACTTCTGAATTTCTTGGCAATTCGGGCAAGGACTCGAACGATAGAACGGCGAACGGAATCTATGTTAATTCCATTCTCAATCTTGTGTCTTACCATCAGGTGACTGATGGCTATTTGGTTGGCATCGACTAGAATCATGGGGGGTTACCCTGTGTTACTGGGTCCATTCTAACACAAAAAAAGACCCCTGTCTAGTAGGAGTCCTCGATGATGTCTTCGGGATCGAATTCGTCTGGGTCGTAGCCTGGGTCGAAGTTGATTAGTAGGTAGTCACCTCTGTTGATTTTACCATCGTCGTCGTAGATCTCTGGGTGAGGGTTCTCTTCGAATAGGTCTTCGAAGACATGTCTGGTTCGGTCACGATAGTCAATGAACTTTTCAGCTCCTATCCAACCAACAACCCCACCAAGAATAAGAAAAGCTTCTGAGAAGAGAATGGCTTCGCTAGACATGATTTACTCCTTCTTTGATTTTACATTAAATGAAAGCGAGAACTCCTTCTTGAATAGAACGAACCCTACACTGAAGTCATAAAGTGACTTCTTCTTGTCGACGTTCTTGGGGAGCATTGATGTTACTCCCTTATTTGTACCAATCATGTGTATTTATTATGAACTAGATATCTTACCGTGTCTTTCATGCCTCCGATGTTTTGATTTTGAAAATGAACTTGTGGGAAGGTTGAATTGTAGCCAAACTTCTCGATGAAATCTTCTTTGGAATAGTCAGAACCGAGGTTAAACTTTTCGAATGGAACTTGTTTTGACTCCATAAAGTTGATTAACTTGTCACAGAATCCACAACCATCCTTAGAGTAAACGTAGAACTTTTCGGACATAAAAATAGGGGTAACCTACCCCTAATTATAATCTATTCAGTTGTTAGTTTCAATCTACCTCGAAGACTCTTTGTCTTGTTGAGTCTTGTTGTAGATAATTACTCGACCATTTTCGTGAGTGAAAACCAGTTCATCATCGTGAGCCCAACAGAGCTCTTCGTAAAGAGCATCGAGCTTTTTGATGTCTTCAAACAGTAGATTGTTCATACTATTCATCTCCTGTAGGTGATGGATATTCATCTCCTGATTGTTCGAACATTGCTCCAGTGACAAATAATGTCATTAATAGGAAGGCTGTGCTAAGCATTGTCTTGGTGCATAGATTGGTACCATCATGCCACCACCGTAGTCGTCATCATGATCGTCATCTTCATTTATAAAGAACAAGATGATAAGGACTACGATGAGTGTGACGATCCACACATACACTATCACCAGATGCCTGGGATGATTTGCCCTGTCAGTGCGTATGCTCCCATTGCTGCGACGATGCCGAGCATAGCGGCGAGACCATTGATGCGTTCTGCAGTTTCGTTCATGAGATTGTACTTTAGTGAGTGTTTAAGTGTT